CGCCCGACCGGCACGCGCGCGGCGACGTTCACCGCGGGACTTGCCGCAGGCGCGACGTCCGGCACCTTGTCCGCGAACTGGGCGGGGGCTTCAGGCATCTATCCGATCAATTTTTCCGATGGCGAGCGGCTGAACGGCATTTTCACCAACGGTGCGACCACGTGCTCCTTTCTGCCGGACAGTTACCCGCAGGAGATCACCACCACCGGCCCGTACGGCGGGACCGGGGCGTTGGTGAACGCGGTCACCTCGGCCATCACCGTGACCGGCCAGCCGCCGGTGCTCGGGGTTGCGAACTACTACTCGGTGTCCGCCTCGATCGCCGCCGCCGGGACTGCGGTACTCGCGAACACGGTGCCGGACGTGCCGCGCAACCTGGTCGGCGCTTGGACCACGTCTTCGACCATCACGGTCTCGGGCACCGACTACTACGGGTATCCGCAGACCGAAGCGCAAACCGGCACCACTTTCACCGGCAAGAAGACCTGGGGCTCGATCATCTCGATCACGAGTTCGGCCGCGATCACCGGGGCCACCTTCGGCACCGGCAACGTGCTGGGTTTTCCCTTCAACGTCCACAGCGGAGACATCTTGGCGCCCACGTTCAACGACGCGGCCGACGCCTCGACCTTTACCTACGGAGACACGACCTACCCGGCTACCACTTCGACCGGCGATGTGCGCGGCACGGTCACGCCGGCAGGCACATTGAACGGCGCCAAGTTCTACGCCTGCCTTTTGAAGCCCATCGACGGTTCGACCCAGTGGGGCACCTTCGGCGTGCCGCCGGTGTAAGGGGGAGTCCGTGGCAGGCTTCGGTTCCCGGATGCAGATGCGCCCGATGCAGCAGCCCATCCGCGCACCCGCAGATACCCAAAACCAGCCGACCGGGGGCGTGCCCGGGACGGTGGGCCCGGATCTGTTCAATCGGCCGCTCACCGCGAGCGCGCAGGGCCCCATCGCTGCGAAACCCACGATGACGCCTAGCGGTAACGTCGGGGCCTCGGGCCCGGTGCAAGGCGCGACGGTGCCGATCCCAAAGCCCATGCTCGAGACGCCGCCGATGCCCACCCGCGCGGGCGCGAGGTAGAGCCCCATGCCGGTGAATCGCAACCAGGTGAGCGCATCTGCGCAGACCGCAGTGGCGACTGCGATCGCGCTCTCGCAGTCGCTGGCGGGTGCGGGCGCGCTCACTTTGAATGGCGCGTTGGCGCAATCGAACTTCGCGCAATCGAATAACGCGAACGTCACCAATCCGGGTGGCCCATTCTCAAGATCGCAGATCATCGTGCCATCGGAGGGTAAACCGATCGCGAATGCGACCGCGGCAGTGCTCTCACCTCCCCAGAATGTACTCATCACCTCGGGCGGCAATGATTCCGGGATCAACTGGACCATCAAGGGCTACGACTACGGCGGCTCGCCGATCTCCGAGGTTCTGGCGGGAGCCAACGCAGGGGTTGCGACCTCGGCGCTTTTGTACTCGTCGGTCACTTCCATCACCTCCTCGGGCGCCACCGCATCGAGCGTGACGGCGGGCACCGGCTCGACAATCTACTCCCCCTGGCTCATCACCGGTGCACAGCGGAACGAGTATCAGACCAACGTCCGTGCCTTCATTGCAGCCGGTCAGACCGCGACCTACGCCATCCAAGCCACCTCCGACATCAACATCATGAAACAGACGGGCGGTTACGCGGACGATGTGGACACGTTGATCAGCGGGCAGACGCAGAACCTCTCAAGCTATCCAAATGCACCGTGGATGGCGTACCGCCTGCAGGTGACGGCCGGGGGTCCGGTGACCCTGCGCATCCTTGAGAACCGCACCGCGTAAGGAGTTCCGTTTCGTGCTGATGCGACTTTTCTGGCTCTTTGGATTGCTGATGGGGCTGCCATCTTTGGTGCATGCACAGGGCACGAACCTCAACAACTTCGGCAGCCAACCGACCTTTTCCATCACCAGCCCTTCCAACAACCAGACGTTCTGCTACAACTCGACCACGCAGACCTGGAACAATGGCGCGTGCGGCGGCGGCGGCGGCAGTGGCACGGTTACCAGCATCACCGCAGGCTCTGGACTTTCTGGAGGCACGATCACGACCTCCGGCACGATCGCTTTGTTGACGGCGCTGCCGAATGGCACGACGGCGACCACGCAAGCGACGGGGGATACTACCAACAAATTGGCGACCGATAACTTCGTGGCGACGATCTTTGCGGCTCCCCCGGCAATCGGATCGACGACACCTGCGGCGGGAAACTTCACAACGCTTTCGGCATCGAGCACCGTGTCGGGCGCAGGGTTTTCCAGCTATCTCGCGAGCCCGCCGGCGATCGGGGGCACCGTGCCCGCGGCCGGTTCGTTCACCACGCTGAGCGCGACGACGCCGCTGCCGGTGACGAGCGGCGGCAACGGCCTCGCGACGGCGAGCTTGGGGGATCTCCGGTACGGCTCTGCGGCGAATACGCTGAGCGCGCTTGCGGGCAATACCACGACCTCGAAGAAATATCTCTCTCAGACCGGCACCGGGACAGCGAGCGCCGCGCCCGCGTGGGCGGTCCCTGCGTTCGGCGATTTGAGCGGCAACGTCTCCTGCGCGCAGCTTCCCGCATTGACCGGACAAATAACATCGTCGGCTTGCGCGACCACCATCACCACCAATACGGTGACGAATGCCAATTTAGCGCAAGCGACGGCGAATACACTCAAAGGAAATAATACCGGCAGCACCGCAAATGTGGCGGATTTGACTGTTTCGCAAGTCAATGCGATGGGATTAGGACTCGCAATCGACCGACAAACTTTTTCCTCCTCCGGTACTTGGGTAAAACCGACCACCGGAACACCGACGCTGACAAGGATTTATTGTATCGGCGGCGGCGGCGGCGGCGGTGGTGGTGCGCAAACCGCGAGCGGAACCGCATCAAGCGGTGGGTCTGGCGGCGGCGGTGCGGCTACATCGGAAATTTGGGTCCCTACCGCATCCATGGGCGCGAATGAAACGGTGACCATCGGCAGTGGTGGTGGCGCTGGAAATGCCGGATCAGCCAGCGCGGGTGGAGCGGGCGGCATCGGCGGTGCGAGTTCCTTTGGGTCCTGGATCACAGCCGGTGGTGGTGGAGGCGGGGCGGGCGGTCAAAGCGCGGGGAGTTCAGGCGGCGGTGGTGGCGGCGGCATTGCGGGAAGCGGAACATCCGGCTCTGGGGGTACGGCTGGGAGTGGAGCAAACGGGCTCGGAGCCAACGGCGGGTCCGGCGCGTCAGGCGCTTCCGCCAGCGCCCCCACGGGAGGCAGCGGCGGCGGCGGCGGCGTTAACGGCGCAACCGGCGGCACGGGCGGATTTGCGTACAGCGCGACCGGGGGAGGCGCGGGCGGTGGCGTCACCGCCGGGGCAGCCACCACGGCGGGTGCGCGGGGCGGAATCAACGCGCTGCAAATAGTTAACGCGGGAGGCGCGGCGAACACTGCAGGCACGTCCGCCGCGGTGCCCACGCAAATAATCGGTGCCCCCGGCGCGGGCGGTGGCGGATCGTCCATTGTGGGAGCCGCTGGTGCGGGCGGTGCGGGTGCGCGCGGCGACGGCGGCGGCGGCGGCGGATCGGCGCTGACAACCACCGCAACGGCGGCCGCGGGCGGATTGGGTGGTGCTGGGTATTGCGAAGCGAACACCTATTTTTAGAGAAAAGGATTTTTTAAATGTCAGTTTACGCAGAAGTCACCCCGCAAGGATTGGTAGTCAATTTGGTCGAATGGGACGGTGTTGCGCCTTACAACGTCACGCCGAATACCCTAGTAGCGGCGACCGGACAACCGAACGCCCAAATCGGGGGCACCTACCTGGGTGGTGTATTCACCGCGCCACCGACGCCAGCACTGGCGCAAGGCATCCTATTTTTGAACTCACCTGCGAGCGGTGCGTCGATAGCGCTTCCGAGTGCACCCCAGCCGCAAGCGACGCTGTATGCGATTTTGCAGCCTGCGGCTGCGCTTGGTGCCTTGACACTCACGGCATCCCCGACCCCAGAGGATGGAGATGAACTCTACGTCCTATCCACGAAAGCGATCGCTGCGGTCACGTTCACGCCGTCGCCCGGCCAGAGTTTGATCAACATCCCGACGCCGCTCGCTCTGGCTGCTGGCGTGTCGGTGCATTGCACATGGTCCGCTCAGTTGGGGGCTTGGTTTCGGCTGTGAGCGCATAAGCGCTTGCGCGCGCCCCTGCACCGGCAACTGACGCCGTGACGACTCCGATCGTCACCACCAACGTCGCCTACTACTCGCCCGACATCGCGAGCGTGTTCTCGGAGTGCTTCGAACGCGCCGGCGTGTCGGCCAAGGCGATCGGCAACGATCACATCGAGTCTGCGGTGCGCTCGTTGATCCTGCTGCTCAACTCTGAGTGGCTCACCTACGGCACCCGCACCTACCAGTTCCAAATGCTCAACTTCACGACGACGGTGGGGCAGCCCCAAGTGACTCTGCCCGTCGGCACCTTGATGGTGTGGGACGCGATCCTGCGCCGCGACGGACGCGACACGCCGATCAATCCGATGTCGAGGAACGAGTACTTGGAGATCCCGGATAAAACCCAGCAGGGGCGGCCAGACCGGTACCTGATCGATCGGCAGTACAACCAGCTCGTCCTCACCATGTGGCGCACGCCCGAGAACGACACCGATCAGATTTTCTACAACGCCATGTGCAACACCTTCATCCCGGGCGATGACCTCTCCGAGCAGTTGCAGACGCGCCCGGAGATGCTCGAGGCGCTGCACGCGGGATTGGCCGCGCGCTTAGCGCTCAAGTTCAACGCCGGACGTTATGAAGTCCTACAAAGCTACTATCGGGGCGCGGACCCCAACCCGCGTAACATCGGCGGGGTGCTCGCCATGGCCTTGGACGCCAACCGCGATTGGGGCGACGTGCGCTTCACGCTGTATCGCAAGAAGCGCGGCCGCTGGTGAGGTACCGGTCGGATACTTTTTTAGTACTTTTTAGGAGACAGCTGCCATGACCAACCTGATCAATCCGAAGCCGCGGTTCGGCCTGGACGATACGAAGAACACGATCTTCGACTATCTGTCGAATCGGGACGTCGCGATCGTGCCGAACCACCAGAGCGTCGATGGACAGTGGGATCTCGTCCAAGTGCGTGCGCTGATCCTGGCCGGCAAGACCATCGAGTCTGCGCAGTTGAATCGCACCGTACCGCCGAGGCCCGCACCCCAACAGCCGAAGGCCCCGACTGCGCCGAGCGCTTCACCGACTGCTCCGGCCGCCGCGGCGGCTCAGGCTGTTCCCTCGCCGATGGCTCAGGTCGGGCCCGCGCCCACGAAATCCCTGACGGCCCTGCAGATTCAAGCGCTCAAACTCGAGCCCCTGCAATTGGCTGCGCTCGGCATCACGCCGCAGCAATTGAAGGTGTCCGGCTTGACGCCTGAACAGTTGGTCGCGCTGCGGGTGACGCCGCAACGCGCGGCGATCATGCGCTTGGACGGCGCGCAGCAGACGGCGTTGACGGCATGATATGACGCAGGTGTTCACCCCAAGGCCAGGCGTTCCTGCGTACATTCAGTCTGCGCGCACCACGGATGAGATCCTGTGGTGGAGCGGCTACTGCGCGCTGCAACGCCACCTTGGGTGGAGCGAGAAGCAATGGTTGGTGGCCCAGATCCACGGAGGACAGCAATGACCAAACTCACCACAGAACGGCGCGATGAGATCCCCGGCAAGGAGTTCGCGTTGCCTGGGCGCAGGTATCCCATCCACGATGAGAACCACGCCCGCGCGGCGCTCTCGATGGCGCACTACGCGAGCCCCTCGGAGCAGGAGACCATCCGCAGGAAAGTGCACGCGCGCTATCCCAATATCGGCTCAGGCGAGTGAGGTGACCATTGACCTCGCCCGCCTATGCTCGCGGCAGTATTGCGTGGGGGCTATGCCAGAGGTGTGGCTTGCGCTACTACCTGCACGAGCTCGTGTTCGATGGGTACTACCCTAACTTAAGGGTGTGCGAGGGTTGCTACGACCCGCCGCAGCCGCAGGAGCGCTTCGTCACCGTCACCGACCCGGTGGCGCTCTACAAGCCGGCGGTCGACACCATGTACGTATCGCCCCCGGTGCTCACCGCGGTAGTCTCCGGCGAGAGCGTCGTGCTGTCGTGGTCGGGCTTCAATCAGATCCAGCAGAACGAGGACGACTACGGCATGGGCCAGGGCAAGAGCCCGATCGGTTCCTCCTCGGGCGCCAACATCACCTCCGGCTATTACGTGAATCGCTCGCCCGACGGGGTGACGTGGAGCGTCATTGCGACGCTGCCGAACACCGCGGACGAGTTCGGTGCCTTGGTCATCGAGGTGAACACCTACACCGACACGCCGCCGAGTTTGGGCTTCTGGTTTTACTCGGTGACCGGCTTCGATGTGGTCGCGAACGCGGAGTACGGCTGATGCCGTCGGCCGTGTCCAACATCGTCCAAGTGACGCTGCTCTCGGACTTGGTGCAGGCGCCGATCGACCAGACGACGGAGGGACAAGGCGGTTTCGGCTTGACCAACCACGACCTGCTCAGTTGGTCCGGCGGTCCCACGGCGGACCACTATGACGTGTGGCGCAACCTCAACAACGCGGGCTTCGCTTATCTCGCGAGCGTGCCCGGCGATGAATCCGAATACGACGATTTTGGGCCATTCGTCGATTGGGTGAACGGCACCTACGCGTACTACGTGCTCGCCAAGAACGCATCCAACGTCACCCTCGCGACCTCGAACACCCAGTCGTGCACTTGGCCGATCCCGTAAAGGAACCCCATGCAAGGATTCAGCTACACCCAACTCTATGCCGCACTTCAGGCCTGGCCGCTGAAGAACTCGAGCGTCTACCTTGCGAACTTGAATCGCATGATCTACTTGGGCGAGTTGCGCTTGGTGATCGACTTAGACCTCGACATCTTTGACGTCAATGACCAGATCACCATCGCCGCGAACGCGACCACGATCCCGAAGCCCGCGCAGAGCCAAGCGCTCACGTTCACGGCGGGCATCGCCCAAGGCGCCGAGTCCGCGACCTTGTCGACGGCGTGGACCGGCACCACCGGCGCCTACGTCGTCACCTTCTCGGATCAGGAGATCCAGGCGGTCACGCTCACCAATGCGCAGACCACGGCCACGTGGACCCTGCCCATGGCCGCTGCGGTCACTTCCGCAGCCGTGATCAGCCCGCAGATGGTCACCGAGAGAAACCTCTGGAGCGTCTATTCGACCTTCCCGCGCGTCATGGTCAAGCGTTCGTGGGATTTCGTCACAATGTACACCCAGGCGGCGGCCGGCCGGCCGCTCTACTACGCCGACCAGGGAACTTCCGAATGGATCTTTGGTCCCCCGGCGGATGGCAACACCACGGCCATCATCCGGCGCTACATCAAGCGCCCGGTGTCGATCATCATCGCCCAGAACACCTGGCTCGGGGACAACGTCGGGCAGCTCCTCTTCGTGTGCTGCCTGATGGAGATGGAACACTTCATCAAGGCGGACGATCGCTACGCCGACATGAAGTCTAAGTATTACGAGGAACTCCTCCCCAACGCACGCGGGGAGATCATGATCGCCGCGCGCTCGGGGCAGTACGCGCCGTTGGCGCCGATCGCCTCCGTTCCTGGGCCGCCGCAAGCGGCCCCCCAACAAGCCGCTGCGGGGTAGCCCATGGCCGATTCATTCTCGAGTTTCCTGGCCGTGAGGCTTCCCGCCACCGGCGCCTACAACAACACGTGGGGAGCGACCCTCAACGCGCAGGCGATCAACCTCTTGGATGCCGCGATAACCGGATGGACGACCATCGATCTCGGCGGCACGGGTGCGTATTCGCTGCCCGCCATGACTCAAGGGGCGGCGTCGAACTCGCGCTTCTTCTGCCTCTATCTGGTAAGCGAAGCCACCGCCGCGATCGTCGTGACCGTGCCGTCATCCGTGGTCGGCAAGCAGTACCTCATCAACAATCAGAGCGGCCAGAGCGTGACCTTCACCTACGGGAGCGGCGCCACGGTGGCGCTCGCTTCCGGCGCGCTGCAGTTCATCTGGTGCGACGGCTCGAACTGCTATGGCCCATCGGCGAGCGCGGCGTCCGCGAACGCGCTCAACGGCGTGCCCTACAACTACTGGATGCGCGCGCAGCGCACAGCGACCGAGATCGCCGACTCGACCGTGGTGACCAACCTGGTGACCGTGCCCACCGCGTGGGAATTCACCACGGTCACCGAAGGCCCGACCACCACCATCGACTGCAACAACGGCAACAGCCAGCAGTTGACGTTGACCGGCAATCGCACCATGGCCGCGCCCGTCAACACGCAAGACGGCATGCAGATCGAACTGTGGGTTATTCAAGACGGTACCGGCGGTCGCACGCTCACGTGGAACGCGGTGTTCCTGTTCCCGAACGGCATCGCGCCCGTGTTGGGGACGGCCCCTGGGGCGATCGACAAGTTCCTGATGAAGTACTCCTCCACGCTCAACAAGTGGTGCGTGGGGCAGTTCGCGAACTTAAACGCGGGGTCCGGGACGACCAACGCCATCACGATCTCATCGAACTGCATAGACTGGTCGCTCAACGCGGTGTTGGGCACCTTGGGCGCCGCCGCGACCATCAACATCACGGTCGCCAAGGGCGTGATCATCGAGGCCTCGACCACGCAGACGCCGGCGATGGATTTGTCGGGGCTCATTTCCGGCTGTACGGTGAACCTGACCAACTACGGCTACATCCAAGGCCGGGGCGGCGACGGCGGCGATGGGGCTCAGGCCGCCTACCCAGGTTCCGGCAACACGGTGGTCGGTGCGACCCAAGGCAAAGCCGGTGGCAAGGCGATTTTAGGCCCTGGCTCCGGCTGCACGTTCAACGTGACCAACGGCAACGGCCACATCTGGGGCGGCGGCGGCGGCGGCGGGGCGGGCGGTGCCTACGATGGCGTCGGTGGGGGTACGGGCTGCGGCAATGCCGCAGGCGCGGGCGGTGGCGCGGGCGGCGGGCGCGGCGGCCGCGGCGGCCGCGGCGTCTTCATCTCGGGTGCCTACAGTCCCGGCACAGATGGACTCGACGGGAGCTTGGGTGTCAACGGTACCTACGGCGCCGCAGGGAATTCGGGCACGGGCGCCAACGCCGGTGGCGGCCAATCGGGAACCTCACAAGCAGGTGGGAACTGGGGCGTCGCGGGCGCGAACGGCACCAACCCCGCAACGACCACGACGGGCCATTATGCGCCGTACACCACCGGAGGAGCGGCCGGTAAGGCGATCGAGTTGAGCGGCGGGTCCGTCACCTTCGTGTCGGGAAGCGGGTCTCCAAACGTCATGGGGGCGGTGAGCTGATGTCGAGGTGCGCGTGATGTCTGGCCAGCGCCGCGCCGAGTACGTATCGATCCCGATGGGCCCGGGCGTTTATTCGAACGTCACCGGCCGCGCGGCGCATACCCGCGTCAACTATATGAATTTCGACCGCTGGCACGACGCGAACTGGGTTCGCTGGCACAAGTTGATGCCCGAGAAGCAGGGCGGCTGGCAGTACGTCGCGCTGCTCGACTCGGTGCTCCAGCAGGCGACGACCTATCTCGGCGTCGCGCGGGGCTTGAAGGATTGGGCGAGTTACGACAACCAGTTCTGGGTGGCCATCGGCACGAGCCTGAAACTCTACCTTCAGAACAATGGCGTGCTTTACGACATCACGCCGATCCGCGCGACCTCGAACTTGAAGAACGCGCTCTCGACGGTGAACACCTCGAAGGCCGTCAACGTGAACGACAACGGCTTGAATGGCGCGGGCCATCAGGCGAACACCGGGGACTTCGTCGACTTCCCGGCCCCCGGCGTCACGGTGGGCGGCATCACGCTCACCGGAAGCTACCAGATCGTGGTCGTCGACCCGTTCAATTACACGGTCATGTCCGCCACCGCCGCCACCTCGACCGTGACCAACGGCGGCGGAGCCTTCAGCGTGAACTACGAGATGTACACGGGGCTCGGGGCGAATGGACAGTTGTTGGGCTATGGCACCGGGGAATACGGAGAGGGTACGTACGGCACGCCTCGAGCGGTCGGTACCGGGGTGCCGGCGCGGATGCGCACGTGGAGTCTCGACAACTACGGCCAGGACCTGATCGCGTCGGAATCGGACGGCGAAATCTACTGGTGGCAATGGTCGGATGGTCCGACTTCGCAGGCTGCGATCATCACGGCGGCCCCCACCCACGTGCAACGCGTGCTGGTGGATGCGGCGCAGCGGGTGATCATCGCGTTGGGGTCCACCGATGTCACCGGCGCCTACGATCCGCTCCTGGTCTCGTGGTGCTCCCTGGACAACATCGTCGATTGGGTGCCGACGTCGACCAACACGGCCGGGGACTATCAGCTCACCGCAGGGTCGCGCATCGTCACGGGCTTAAAGACCCAGCAGCAGAACCTCATATGGACCGACACCACCATCTATCGCATGGTGTACGTCGGGGGCACCGACATCTACGACTTCTACCCGGTGGGCCTGTGCTACATCGTGGGGCCGAATGCGGCGGTCGACGTCGATGGCGTCGCCTACTTCATGGGGTTCGATAATTTCTACAACTACTCGGGCACCTTGAACCTGCAGTCCTGCGATGTGTGGGAAACGGTTTTCGATCCCAATGTCTCGACCTCGCTCGATCGCACGCAATCCGAGGGCGTGGTCGCCTTCACCTTGGAGACCAAGAGCGAGATCACATGGCTTTACCCATCGATTGGCCAGGATGAGATCGTCGTCACTTTCACCGCAGGCCTCGCGGCTGGCGCGACCACTGGGACCCTTTCGGGCCAATGGACCGGCGCCACCGGCATGTACAACCTGGTGTTCTCCGATCAGGAGACGCAAGTCGTCACGCTGACCCAAGGCGCGAGCACGGCGACGTGGGGTCGAGGGCTCTTATCTGCGGTCACGGCCACCGCAAGCATCACCGGTAACGATCGGTACGTGTCCTTCAACTGGGAGGACGGCACGTGGTATTACGGCGCTTGGAACCGGACCTGCGCCAAAGGCCGCTCACCCGCGCTCGGCGGCTATCCGTACGGGGTGAACGCCGGGTACCTCTATCAACATGAGATCGGCACCGATGGCATCGAGGCCTCAGGCACCGTGCCCATCCCGTGGTACATGCAGAGCCTCGACATCACCATCGGGGGCGCCAAGAGCGAATACACCATGGGCGGCTCGGATGCGCGTTTCACCATCGGCGGCTCCGACTCGCACCTGCGCGTGGTGTCGATCCTGCCCGATTGGCAGTACATGACCGGGACCTTCAACCTGACGCTCATGAGCAAGGACCGCCCGCAGGATGCGAGCTACACGGTCAACGGGCCGGTGCAATTTAACTCGAGCACCGGGCAGATCGACATCGATGCGCACGGCAGCCAGATAGTGATCCGCTTGGATGGCAACACGGGGGCGAACGGCGCGGCCTCCGCCGGGTGCAGCTTCCGCATGGGCGTCTTGCAGGGGCTCGCCTTTCCCTACGCCAAGCGGTAGGCGCGCATGGCCACCAAGACGACGATCACGCGCATCGGCAATTTGGATGTGCAGTTCGCCGCCGGCTCCTCGTGGGATCCGGTCAAAGCGCAGCGCATGGTGCAATCGCTGCAAGACGTCATCTCGAACGTCAACGGCCAGGCGACCGAGATCGCCGCATTGCAGAGTTCAGGCGGCTCGACCACGGTGCCGGCGCACGTGCTCGCGACGACCAGCGGACTTGCATCCGATCACACCGTCTCGGGGCTGACCGCAGGCCAGGTGCTGATTGCAACCGCCGCCGACAACGCCGCGTTCGCGTTCCTGAAATTCGGCCAGATTTTCCAGACCGACCCCGGCACGTTTGAGGCCCCCCAAGAGGGCGATGTGATCACCTTCGTCGACGGCTATTGGTCGGCTGCCGTGCAGAATCCGTTCGCCATCTCAGATCCCGGGTCGAACGCGCTCTTGGCCTGGAACGGCGCCGGCTACGGCTGGGTGATTCCGGATGACGGCCTTGAGCTCACCTCCGGGATGCTCACGGTGGATCAGACCTCGATCAACCACGCGAACCTCGAGGGACTCTATTACGTAGAAGGGTCCGGCGGCACAGTGATCGCCAACGATCACCCGCAGTATGGGCTCGTGTCGGGAACCAACAGTTGGGCCGCGCCGCAGACCTTCACGCTCGGGCTTGTTGCACAAGCAGAAAGCTATTTCTACGCCGACACTTACCAGAGCGCAGCAACCCCGTCCTGGTGGCTCGAGAACACCCCGGACACGACCGACGAGGGCATCTGGCGCATCCATGCCGAGAGCGGTCAGTTAATTTTCTCGACCGTCTCGGACGATGGCTCGGACGGGGAGAACTGGCTGAGCGTCACCCGCGTGGCCGAAATCGCCGACCAAGTGAACCTGTCCTCGAACTCTTTTACGTGGAACGGGGATCAGGTCCTCACGCAATCGACGCTCGCGTCCGGCGCGTACGTCTATTTCACGACCAATGTTGCGGGCCAACTGATCGTGAACGCCGCCGTGCCGGGCGCGGGCGGCGGCTCCGGCACGGTCACCAGCGTGGGCGCGGGAACCGGACTTGCCGCTACGCCCTCACCGATCACCGGAGCAGGGTCGATCGCGCTCTCGAGCGCCTCGATCGCCACCTTGTTGCTCGCGAGCACGGCGCTGCAGCCGGGAGAGGTTCAGATCGAAGAAGCGGCGGGCTGGAACTCGACCGCCGCCCTGATCCTCTCCCAGACCGTGCCGCAGGACATCGTGATCCCCTTCGCGTGCACCCTTCGGCAAGTGATCATTCTGACCCAAGGTCCCGGCGGCGCAACAACGGCGGGCAGCTGCACGGTGGACATGGCGCACGCAACCTTCGCGGGGTTCCCGAGCGCGCTCACCGACATGACGGGCGGTGTGCCCCCGGCGATCGCCTCTTCCGCCGCACCGTACTCGAACACGACGTTCAGCGGCTGGACGGTGACCACGTTCGCGCAGAACGATGTGATCCGCCTCACCCTCGCAGCCAATTCCGCCTTCGCTTCGGTGAAGGTGATCTTAAGGATGTACTGACATGACCACCTACTCGACCAACACGGTCGCCGCCTGCACCACCAGCGCGCAGTTCCAAGCGCTGGTAAACGAGATCCAGAACGCGCTCGTCTCGCAGTGCGGGCTCGCCCAACTGTCAAACTTGATGGACACCGGGCAGATGGCCGTGCCCTCGACCACCGCTATCGCCGGCGCGGCGAACACAAGTCAGGGCTACTACGTGTTCGCCTTCAACGACGCGCTCAGCCTGGGGCCCTTGGTGACCGGTACCGCGCTCCTCTCCTTGCAGGCGGGAACCGGCTACAACGGCGGTGCGTCCGGCACCTTCAACAATGTGGCGCTGTCCGGCGGCACGGGCGCAGGCGCGCAAGCGACCGTGGTCTTGGGTGCTTCGGGGGTCATCACCTCGATCACTCCGACCACGGCCGGCACCGGCTACTGCATCGGCGATGAGCTCACCGTGACGAGTGCGCATATGGTCGCCGCCGGTGCCGCGGCCGGCGGCTCAGGCGGCGGCGCTTTCGTGGGCCAACTCACCGCCGCCGCCGCGCCCTGCGTGATCCTGCTCGAGTTCGGGTCGGGCAATGCCGCGACCGACATCCAGCTGTGGGCGACCGTCGGCACGTCCTGGACCTCGAATGGCGTGGTGGGCGCATCCCAGGTGGGCGCACCCACCACTCGGGCGTGCGTGTTCACCGGGAACGTGGCCGCGAGCCTCACGGCCGACTACAACTCGCGCTACTGCTACAACACGACCTACGGATTCCTGGGGCTTGTGTTCAAACAAGGCGCCCTCAGCGTGCAGAACAATTCTGCTTTAGGCGCCCTCTTCGTGTTCCGCACGAGTTCGAATGCCGGTACCCCGAACGGCAACGGCATGGCCGTCATCACCGCAGGCGCATCGGCGTCGAGCCCGGGGCAGGCGATCACCAACGGCACCATGCAGGTGATCTCTTACACCAACGCGCTCGTCTATCCGCCGCTCTCCACCAACAACTCGACGCAGTGGCTTGGCTGGAACGGTGCGTTCGGAACCTTCGTGTTCGGACTCACCACCACGGTCGCCGCCGGGGAGGCCACGGTGCTGCCGATTTACACCATTGACCCGATCATTCGCTTTAGCGCCGTGCTCGGCGTGGCATTGCAACAGGACTTTCCGCTCAACTCCCAAGGACAGTTCGCGATCATTGGCGCCTCGACCCTGACATTCCTCTCTTTGGGCAATCCTTGGGGCAATTCCGGCTTCGCGAACCAAAGCCTCTCGGCCGGGAATATCGCGAGCCTGGTGATGCTCTGGCAGTAGCATGACGGTTCAGACCACAGGACCGATCAGCTCTGGCGGCGTGCTCACGGCGACCGCGCCCCCCTCGGGCACCATTCCCGGCGGCTCAGGAGCGACGCTCGCGCTGCTGGTCAACTACTTAGTGACGGGAATCACCTACCAGTTCACCGAATTTGGCGCGCTCGTCTCGCACCCGGCGGGCGCCTACTTCAACGGCGCCGCGCCCACCGGGCTCACCAACGGCACGTACACCAACATCGCGTTGAGCTCACAATGCGGCGTCGCCACGGGCGTCAAGGCGAGCATCATCGTGTCCGGCGGCACGATCAGCGCGACCAGTGGAGTGACCATCACCGCCGGGGGCTCGAACTGCGTGCCCATCGACACCTTCACCTTTCCGCTCGCCTCGATGGGCGGCTCAGGCAACGCGACATGGAGCATTGCCGGCACCAATTCGAGCTTATCCGCCCCGGCGGTCATCGACATCGATGCGTACGGCACCGGGGGCACCACGGGAAGCGGCGGGGCGGGCACGTATCAGACCACCGCGACAGGCGCCGCCTTGGATCCGAGCACCCAGATCGTATCCGTGAGCGCCTACTGGTACGCGTATTCCGGCAGCTCCCCGCCCGCGACCGGCTTCGCGGCGCCGGGTAACCAGATGCAGCCGGCGCCCGAAGTCTCAGTGCTCGCCTTCAAGACCCAGCAGGCGACGCTGATTCCGCCCACCCCGCTACCGCAGACCGCGACCGGCACACAGGTGACCTCGAGCTACTCGTCTTGACATCCCAAGCGCTTACGGGCAGGCTCGCAAGCGCTCATGCGCTACGACCTCACCCAGCAAGTCTTGGATTTGACGGGCAAGACGATGCCCTCAGAAGCGAAGGTAGGACCGTCTGGTGAGCTCATCGATGACCCTGAGTCGGCGCCGCTCACCCTGGGGATCGCGCTGTTTCGAGCGGCGCTCTTCGTCGAGAAGCACGTGAACCCGCCAGCCGAAGAGAAATTCAGGCAGGCTGCGCTCGCCGAAAAGATCTTCAAGGGCGGCTCGTCGGTCGATTTGACCACCGAGGAGATGGGGCGCCTGCGCAGTGCCGTCGGCCGCATGTACATGCCCACCATCATCTTCCGGGTCTGGACCATGCTCGACACGCATGTGGTGGGCCGCGGCGCCGATGCGGTGAATTGACACCCCATGGGCCGCGCAGCATGTTGCGCTTGTGCGTGCGTGCCAGTCGCTGACATTTGAGAACCGCCCAAGAGCGCCTAAAGTTCCTCCATCCCGCGCCGTCTCGACGGTGCGCTGTTGGCCGAGGCGTCCGCTCGTATGATCTCCTTCATGGTGCTGTCCGCGCCGAGGTCCGCATCGACGTGGGCGGCCAATTGGCTGACCACGGCGAAGCACCTTTGCCTGCACGACCCGGTGCTTGATGAGAGCATCGAGCATTTGGATCATTTGCCGTACTCGCGCCCCTATGGACTTGCCTGCACGGCGCTGCCGCTGCTCCCCGACTGGGTGAACGCGCACGACTGCCCGAAGGTCATTCTGCACCGGGACTTAGGTCAGGTGAACGGCTCGCTCGAACGCATTGGCTTGTGCGCTCTCTCG